GGAGGTACGCATCCCCCAAGTAGTGGCTCTGGCCAACCGCGTGCTTGGCCTCGCGAAACTCCACCCAAGGCGCGTACTCCACGTTGGTCCCCACGATCCCCTCGACCGCGTTCCCCTCGCCGATCCCTACGTCCGGCGTGATGCTGGCCCGCAAGCGCCCGGTGTCTACCGGCGAGTTGATCTTGGCCTGACGCTCGACCATCAGCACGGAGTTCCGCATGGCTGCGAGCACCCGATTTCCTTGGAGCTCTCGAACGCGGGTCTCCGCCCAGCGTTGGAGCGCCTGCATCCCCTGGAGCTCGATAGACGGTGCGACGGGCACGATTAGCCCACCGCCGGCCGCACAAGCCGAGCCTGGACGAGCATCAACTCGATGTCTGGATCCAGGACTTTGGTGAACAAGAGCGTTCCCATGTTACCCGACTGAATCGCGTCCTGCCACGCACCCTGGGCGCGCTTGAACCACCGCAATGTCTGGGCCACCGTGGCCATTCGCACGGGGTTCGGAACGATCGTCGCATAGCCCCACTTCGCGGTGACCTGCACCGTCGGGACGGCAAACCGCACATCGAGGTCGGGGCGAAACCCCCGTTGCTGACTGTACAGTCCGCCGGTGAAGACCCGATAGTTACCCGCCGGCGTAACCATCAGCGCGGTGTAAGGCTTCTTGACCGGATTGAAGTCCGGACGCCGGGGATCGCCGGTGAACGCTACCCAGTCGGCGGCTGCCCAGGAAACGTACGCCGTGTCCGAAGGACTGTCCTTCACCGCAACCAGCGTAGGCGCCGCGCCACACTCGTCGATGGGTTGGTAAGCCTTGTTCGAACCAGGAAATGTACGAGCCGTAGCTGTGGATGCCGCCAAGAACCCGTCCTTGTGGTTGCAGACTCGATCAATGGTATCCTCGGCAGAGACGATCAGCATCGCTAGGGGCGTATCGAACTCCGATCCGGCCTTGCTCATCGCCGCCTTGACCTCAACGACCGTGGTATAACGAGGTGTATCAGCCATAAATCCCTCCCGTCAATTCTATCACGAGACTTCCCCTTCTTGGCGGTAGAACCCCGCAAGACCAAACGTTGACTCCTCGACCACAAGAACATCCGGTTCCCGTCCCAGCCGTAGGGCAAGTTTATTCACCGCACGGTACACCGGCTCGCAGGGATGAATCAGAGAGGTGCCCGGCGTGAAGTCGTGAAAAAGGATCAATCCACCGACCCGAAGCGTGTTGAACCACGGCACGTCCCGGGCCACTGCGTTATGGTCCCCGTCAACGAAGACCATGGACACATCCGCCGTATCCTGCCCGGCCAGTGCGTCCCAGGACGCCTTCGTCCAGACGGTACACCGGTCCAAACTTGCCAGATTCTGCGCCGCATCCCCCGCCTCCCACGATACCGGGTTGTACGTGTTGAGCCAGGCCAGCGGCGTCGCCAGCTTCATCACCGCTGCCGAGAACCCGTAGTACGTCCCAAGCTCTACGATCAGTTCCCCCGTTGCGTTGTACTGTCGAGCCAGTCCCCACAGCGCCAGGGCCTGGTACCGCGCTACCTGCTTCTTTCGCTTGCCTCGTCGGATCTTGTCGGTCGCCTGCTCCACGTCCTCGAACGCTCCGGGGAACATGAGGTCCAGCCACACGGCGTAGTCGTCGGCGGTCCCGTCCGTTCTGTGAATGTTGATCATTCCATCAGTCCCATCTTGTGTAGCGCCTTGGGCGTAGCCAACACGATAACGTCGTCCACGATCACCGGTGCGTGCGGTCGTCCGAGCAGCTTTCGTACAGCGTACTGAACCTGTTCAACCGTAGGCCATTGCGCCGGGTCGTGCGGCCGCGAGGGCGGGGCGACGAATAGGCGCGCATCGTCCACCAGCACTACGTCCTCGTACCCCTGATCGTACCGTTCGGCGATGGCAGCCAGCTCCTCCATCAGGGGACATTCGCCGGGGGTACCGGTAGAGATTTCGGCATTCCCGCACCAGTGTGCGTCCAGCCAGAACATGATCGGTTCGTGGAGATCCTGGAGGATCGTCGGAAGGACGATGCGACTGTCCCCGAACCAGACCGTCACGTTCTTGTGCCCCGCCAGCCCATGCTTCGCCCGACTGAAATAGTCCTCGTACATCTCGACCGTGTGCACGACCTCGAACTGTTTGGCCGCCCACAGCGCGGTACCGCACCGGTACGTGCCCGTCTCTATAAACACCCGGGCGCCCGACGCGTGCTTGGCCGCTAGACCGAGCTCTGGCGGAATGCCCAACGTTACGTTGCCCATACGCCCTCCCGTTTCAACTCTGCCTTCAGGTCGTCTGGAACGTTGTACCGGAGCACGCCGCCCCTTCCCGCCGCGGCGTTCGCGTAGTTCAGTACCGGGGCGTACGTCCCGAGGACGACAAAGGAGGAACCGATCTCCCTCCGCCGTTGGATGATCCGGTTCGTCGCGTGCTTCTCAAACTGCCAGGGGTCCTCGTCCTCCGTGAGCAACGACCACAGGAACCAACGCTTCCAGATCGCCGCCTGAAGGGACGCCTGGTACGGTGCGTCAGGGAAGGAGGACACGATGTCGATCCCGGCCACCATGGCGTAGCGTTGGTGTGGGACCTTCATCCGGTCGCCCGTTAGGTCGAGTTTGGCGACCGTCGATCCCTCCAGCGCGTAGTTCCACAGTGCGGTAAGCTGAACCAGGTTGACGGGACGGACCAGAAAGTAGTCCTCGAGGAGCAAGACGAATTCGTCGGGATAGTCCCCGAGGGCCTTCCGCAGTCCCGCTGCCCAAGACACGTCCTTCTGCCTGCCAAGCGAGTGGACCAAAAAGTTGGTCGGCAGGTCCCGGGGCAAATCCTCGTAGCCAAATACGTCCACCGCCTGGATCGCCGGCCACCGAGAGTTGAAGCAGTGGGCAAACGCCGACAGCAGGTGCGCCCGTTCGTTGCAGGTAATCACGAGAACATTCATGGGCATCAACCTTTCCTAAAGAACCCGGTCTCGCAGAATCCGCACGGACGAGGCTGATGTTCTACCGCGAGAAATTCTGACGAGCGCGTAATGTAATCGGCCCGCATCGTCCCAAGTCGTCGCTCGTTGGAATTATCTAGCACCATCCACCCACCAGATAGCAAGCTTGGCCAGGCCATGGTGGCGAACAGCGGCCGGAGCTCGTATGGATCACCGTCGATGTACAGCAAATCATGCTCTGGAATATCCAGCATCGTCTGGCCGTCCCACAAACGAGGTGTCTCTCCTTGGACGATCATCGCCACCATCCACTCGAGTCCAGTTTCGTAAGAAACAAGTACAGTCGCCTTGTGGTCCCGCAACCACAGGGTTGACCCACCACTCCCAAACTCCACAACCCGAATACCGGGATACAGCAGCTCCTCAAACATACGCTCGGCCCATGGAGACATCCACGGCCTGCGTTGGATAGCGCCTGGGAGAGTGGGCTGTGTCCAGTCCTTCATAATCCAAAGACCTCCGCCAGCGTCGTCCTGAATTGTGCGGCGCGGATCGCCCACGTGTGGTTCGCCATGACATGGTTGTACGCCGAAGCGGCGATCTCTTCGAGACCACCACCGTCATCCAGCAGATACTCCAACAGCTTCTCAAGTTGCCGATCGTCATGGAAGGTGACGTAGTGCTCCCCTTCTCGGATGCCGTCCCCCTTCACGTGCGGAACGGGCGCCGTCAGGAGACACGACCGGCAGGCCATCGTGTCAAACACCCGCCACGGTCGATTGGTGTCCGTCCGGGGTACGTTCACCACGACCCGGGCCTCGGCCAGCGACCGGGCGTAGTCGGGAAGGCCGAGCACCCCCGACCGGTACGACCAACCGTGGCGACCGCAGATCGAGTGTAGCAGCTGGCGCACACGGATCCGCTCCTTCGCTCCGGGCTCTCCTTGACGGGCACCCGCAGCACAGTGAAAGGCCACGTCAAACGTCTTCTCCGGAACGGGACAAAAGACCTGATCGTTCACGCAGTAGTTCAGCCGACGGGTCGGCCGGTCGAGGTCGGCGAAGTTGTGCGTCGGGCTGTGGTCCAATAGCACCAGATCCGCCTGCGCGGCGATGGTGCGTCGGTCCTTGAGGTGCTGCGGCGAAAGCGTGTCGTCCACCGAGAAAAAGACGAGGGGCAGGGCGCCCTTGTTGGTGTACGTGCCCCAGTTGCCGCCGTCCTCGTGGAGTATCAGGTCGTACCCCTTCTGCTTCATGTTCTCCAGATCGCACGTCCAGCCGTGCTTGCCGAGCACGACGTGGTCCCAAGAAAACTCGGGCACGGGGTAGGACCAGTATCCAGAGTTGCGCCCTTCACGCAGGAAGTTGACCGCCGAGTTCTTGGTGATCACGGCGACGTGGAACGGCTTCATTTCGGCCTCCCACCGAGGTCGGCCCAACTCGGGTGCGTGGCCGCCCAAGCTTCGTCACTGTCGGACCGACCCTTGATGATGCCCTTCCATCGCCGGGCATTCATCTGGTTGTGGACGATGCCGACCGATCTGACCGCTGGATAATAGCGCAAACTGGTGTTGAACTCCACGCCGAGGGTTAGCAACCGTACCGGATTGTGGAAGAATGCCCGCATCAGTGATTGTTGATCGCGTTTGCCCCAGATATCCCACTCCGTATGCCACGCCCGTATCAGCGCCAGCGTTCGCTCGTTGCGCCGAAAGCCGAACACCCCGCCGTTGTACTGGATAAGATGGTCCGTGCCGTAGAGCGCCACCGTCTCGTCGCACTCGTCGCCGTTGTCCGGCCGACGCATGTTCTCCGCCGTGACGTACCGTTTGGCGTTCAGGCAGAACAGTGCATCCCACCCGTCCTCCAGGAACCCGAACAGGGACGGCACCGAGGCGACCAGTTCCGTATCCGCATCCGCGTAGAGGACGTACTGCCACTCTGCGGGCGCCAGGTCCCAGATCTTGGTCTTCACAGACCGACCCCCGACGTCCTCGTCCTCCGCCTTGACGAACACATCCTCACACCCGAGCGGCTCAACCCCGGCCACGGCCACCGGCACTCCCGGCATAAAATAATGCCAACTCTCCACGCATCGGACCGCGCACTTCCGTGCGGGGTCGCCGAACGCCACGACGTACACGCCGCGGTCAGGCATGCTTCACCGGAGAACCGCCCTAATCGCAGCCAGTGCCGCCCGAAGATCGGCCTCGGTAATTCGCAGAGCCCGGCGTATCTCGGTAGCCGTCGCCGGCGTCGCAATGTGCTTCTTCATGGTGTCCCCGCCATCAACTGTACCACGGCGGCCTCGTTGGTTCGCAGCCACGCGGCGTGGGTGTACTTGGTGACGCACTCCCGAATGTCCTCCGGTGGGGTGGAGTCCATCATCGCGTCCTCGACCGCCAGGACCAACTGGTCCAGGTTCCCGGCCTCGTACCGGTGGATCCCCATGCCCTCCAGCTCGTCGAACACGCCGACGCCCATTGGGATCACGGTTGGAACCCCGCAGGCCAGGGCCTGCATGGGGCCGTGTCCCGTGCCTTCGATCGTGGAGGTGCTGACGTACACCGACAGCCGCTGGAAGAATTCGTGGAGCCGATCCCACGGCCAGAGGCGGCACTCGCACGGCCAACCCCGACCGGCCGCCTCGAAGTCCACGTTGTGCATTACGGGGTGCCGCATCAGTCGACCGAACAGCGCCTCGCCCTTGCGCCCGGCAGGGTAGGTGAAACCGTCGGTTCCAACTACCGCGTGTCGATGCCCGTCCCCGGGAACGAACTTCTCAAGCTGAATGTCTGGCGTAACAATGATTTTGGGGCTCCCAAGTTGTCGCCAGTACAGGCGCGAGCATACCGTACGCATGTCCACACGCGCGTCCGCGTGGTCCCAGGCCTCCACCTTCTCGGGTCGACCGACGTCCCGGTGGGTAAAGAAAGCCATGGTGCGCCCGGGGTCGGGTCCGAGACCTAGCGTTAGATAAGGGAAATAGTATGTCACATCAACCCCAGGAACAGGTTTTTTAGAATGGGACCACCCAAGCTCATCCACCAAGGGGCGGACCAAACGGCTCAAAATAATCTCTGTTTGATAATCAACCGTAACCACATTCACTGTTGTCATTTGCGATAGACTTTCCTTCGCTGCCAACCACCCCTAATGGCTTGTATGTGTGCGGCGCTCTTGGACTTGCCGCGTAGCGCCGTACCGATTACCGCCTTGTGAAGGGCGTACACACCACTCGTCACCCAGTCCTCCCAAACAGTCCGAACCTGTGCATGATCACCGGACCCAACAACCAGGGGTACCCCAGCAGTGCGATCCGCACCGGGTTAACCAACAGCGCCCGCACGAGAGCCGCCTGGTCCTTCCCCCTGAAGCGCTCCCACTCTACGTGCCAGGCGTCGAACAGCCGCTCGGTCGCCGGCGACCGACGCACGAACCACATGCCCCCCTGGAGCTGGAGCGGCGCGAACCCCAGGTTCAGCAGCGTCATGTCGGTCTCGGTGCGACCTACGTGCCAAAACAGATCAAGTCCATCTTGGTTCTGGCTCGGCGTGATGACGAGGTCCCAGCCGTCGTCGAGCAGCCGGAACCCGGCGGACACGTCCTCTTGCACCAGGCACTCCCCGTCCAGATACATGACCTGATCGGCGCCCACCCTATGGAGCAGAGAAGTTTTCACGTCCCGAGAGAACTGCGCGGCGTTCAGCCCCGGCGGGATCGGGCCACTGAGGACGACCGTGTTCAGATCGGGCATGTGCGTCGCAAGGGATGCCACGGCCTGGTCCGCCGCCCTACGGTACACCGGATCGCCCACGGCAACAAGAACGGCGGTGCGCGAGGCGGTCACTTTATGTGACTGCAATAGTTCCTTCACCACTGTTCCGTCCGATGGGCATGGATGTCGACCCACGTTCGCGGGGTCGCCAGTACCATCGGCTTGACCCGGTGGATCGCCCGCAGCAACGCCAGGGGTTCCTCGCCCCCCGCCTTCTTCTCCTCGTAAAATGCGTCCATCAGCGCCACGCCTGCGTCGCACCGTCTGACGAAGATGACGCGGGGATCGTACATCGGGATACGCAGATCGTGGATGTACTTGGCCGTGAGCTCGCGTTCCTCGGCCGTACCGTAGTTCGAGGCAAGTTGGTTGTAGTCGAGCAGGGGAATGACCGCCTCCCATCCCTGGTCCAACAGGCGCCAGGCGGTACCGAGCGTGTCGAGCCGGGGGTGTGCTCCCGTGGGCTTGAGCACCAGGGTCTTGTCGAAGTGGACAACGGGCGGTTCGTCCGTAATCTCTCCGCGCTTGGCGTAGGGTCCGAGGAGAGTCGATACCCGTTCCACCGAACCTCGAACGAAGACGCCGGTACCCAAGGCGAACACGTTCAGGGCGGCCGGGTCAACGACACGGGCGGCCCCGGCGGAAACCCACTCCAACGCCGTCTGCTTCCCAACGTCGCACCAGTCTCCCGGTCTGTAGGTGACCAGGTGACCGGCCTTTTCCACGTTCTTTGTTGAGGTGAGTTGGACCCACACGCCGGACCTCCCGGATCCCTGGGGTGAGTGGAACAGCGGCGGGTACTGGGGTACCCGGGAGGTACCCTTTCCCCGCCGCCGGACCAGGTAAAGCTAGTCTACGACTTCGTCGTAGTCGGTCACGCTCGCCGGCTTGTAGCGCGGCAGGCCGAAGACCAACGCGCCGCAGATCGCCGTGCTCACCGCCGGCGTCAGCTCCACGTTGATGTACTCGAACCCGCCGTCCACATCGAGTTCGTCGCAGTCGATCTCGACCGCCACGACCTTGTCGTCGTCGCCGCCGACGTCCGTCAGCTGGGTGATGCTCTTCCCCGAGATGGCCTTGAGGGTGCCACCCGAGGCCGCATCCGCCTGCTCGATGTCGGAGTCTAGCGTGGTGTCGGTGCCCAGCGCGCCGTTGATGATGATGACCACGGCGCGGTGGTAGTTGGCCAGGTTGAGCCGGCCAGAGTTCTGCTCCGAGGTGTAGGACGCCGGGGTGATCTTCCCGATCAACGCCCACTGCTCGGTGAAACGTGCGGTGCTCTCAGCCATTTCCATTCTCTCCCTGCCCGGCGGCCTCACGACCGCCGGGCGTTTGGGTTCGGGGTGTCAGGTTCCGCGCCAGGCCTACGTGGTCTTGGCGCCGAGCTGCACGAACGGCGAGACCTGCGTGCTGCCGTCGGCGAGGGTCAGCGGGGCGTTCAGCCACGGTTGGCCGTCAACCCGGTGGACCGCGCGCCAGGACGTCTCGTCGTACTGCCAACGATCGAACTTCGTGCTCTCGATCGTGGTGGCCTGCCGGTCACCGACCAGGTAGTAGCGCCAGTCGGCGAGCAGGATGTCCCCAGCGGACCCGGCCGCGGGGAGCTTCTCCGTGAAGTGCACCGGGAAGCCGAGCAGGGCGGTGGGCACACCGTCGCGTGCGGAGGGCGTCCAGATGTAGTGCCCCTCCGGGTCCTGCATCACCATGAGGCTGGAGAGCAAGCTCTGCGAGATGTACCAGGCGCCCGTGCCCGTGGGCAGGAAGTTCTCGAGCATGTTCACCAGGTCCGTGTACCCGACCGGGGGGTTGGTGGCCGTGCGGGCGACCGAGATGGTCGCCGGGGCGTTCAGCACGCCCTGGGGCTGGCCCGCGCCACTGCCGCGCAGGAAGGAGTAGTCCTCCATCCAGCCGATCCCGCCCGCCATGCCGAGCGGCCCGCTCAAGAAGGCGTCCAGGCCGATGGCCGAGTCGTCGAGCAGCTCGTCCGAGGCCCGGGTGTAGCCGATGAGCTTGTGGGCCACCAGGCTGATCTGGCGGAACTTCGGGTCCGACTGTTGCTTCAGGCCGCCCTCTTCCGCCCAGTAAAACTGCATCCCGCCGAACCAGTGGGGCTGACCCGCGGTCGTGCCGGTCTGGTCAAGGATCGGCATGTCGATCTGACGCCGGCGCATCGGGATGACCGTGGCGCCACCGGCGCGTGCCAGACTGTTTTCGGCCACAACGGACATCAGGGTCGTGCTTTGTTCCGTCGGAACCAGGAAGCCGCCAAACTGGCCGACCCCCTCCTGCATCGTGGTCTTCGCGCTCTTGGGCTCGTCATCCTCGAAGGCGACCAGCCGCTTGTCGGGCGTACCCTTTGTGGCCAGCGCCACGCAGTACAGGAACTCGCCCCAGTTCGTGAACGCCTTCGAGCCGGCATTCAGTCCCTTGTCGGCAATTTCCCTGGCCTCAACCGCGATCGCACCGTCGAGTTCCGCGGCAGCAGTGAGGATGTTCTTCATCTGTACCGCATCCGCCTTCAGGGCGGCTGCCTCGGCCAGGATGCCCTGGACCTTGGCCTTGTCCTCGGCCGTCGCGTCCTTGTTCTCAAGGATCGACCGGGCCTGCGCGTAGAGCGCCTTGCTGCGCTCTACCTTTTCCTTCAGATCCATCGTACCCTCCCA